ATTATCGATAATTCTTGACCTGAATTCTTCATTGAGCTTATCAAATGATACTGCCCCGTCTGCGATTTTTTTCGTTTTAATAGCTCCGTCTGCGATTTTTTCTGTTGTCACACTCTCGTTTGCCATCTTCTCGGATGTGATCGATCCGTCTTTAATTTTTCTTTCTGTTACAGAATTATCACTGATCTTATCTTCTGTTACTGCCTGATTTCCAATTTTTTCAGATGTCACAGATGAGTCTTGCAGCTTTTTTGACGATACTGAGCTATCTTTTAATTCATCCGTAGAAACTGATTGATACTGAAGTTTCTTCCCTGTTACTGTTCTGTCACTGATCTTATCTTCTGTTATTGCTCCATCTGCAATTTTTTCACCTGAAATGCTTCCATCTGCAATCTGTGCAGCCTGGAACTCTCCCTGTGCTTTCCATGCTCCATTCGTATAAACGTACCAGTTTCCGTAGACGTAACCTGCTTCTGATCCGTAATAGACGTAGATCTTTGATGTGTCTGTCATTTCCGCTGCTGTTTTTGCAGATAGTGGTGCTCCATACTGGTTTTTGTCTGCTTTAGTCTGCTTTAGGTTTTCAATGTCCTTCTGTATATCATCCAGTACGCCCAGTTCGTTTTCACTGACTGTCGCAGATTTTAATAAAGATTTTTTTACATCTAAATTAAATACAAAGCTTTGCACGATCTCTTCATCTTTCGATAATTCAATCTGGCATTCTGTGATTCCTGTTTCTGCAAGTGCCTGTTCTGTCAGCTTTATGATTACTGCATTTTCCGAAATTTCGCAATTATTGTAAATTATTTTTTTCGATTGTTTTACTGCGATAAATCTCGCTGTTACCCCTGTAAGGTTTAGTCCTATAATGTTACATTTTAAAACGCGGCCGGTATCTCCTTGTGTAACCTCTGCTGTTTGTCTGATGCCCTCGCTTGTTAAATCAAGTGTTATTGTTTTATCTACCATTGCCATTCTCCTATCCTACAGTACCTGTGATGATTCCATTTTCCACAACGAGACCAGCATTGTCCGCCTTTAGTCCTCCAGATGAATCCTGCGTAATCTTCCTGACATACTGAATTGTCCCATTGTAGCCACCGTCTATCTTGGCGTTCAAAATCTTGTTCCCTTTCATGTCAAGATCACACAGTACATTTAATGCTTTTCCTGTCAATCCTGTGTATTTTCCTCTAGTGTACACCATGATCGGCGTATACCCTGAGCCATCACTGTTTTTTGTCCCCCAAAACATATAGTCGCCATCTTCTAATTCAAAAACAAGTCCCGTCACATCTTCGTGATCTCGTAAATTGTTTGATCCGATTCTTCCTGTGTAGTATTTATTATTTACAATTTTCATGATCGCGTTCGCGATCTCAATCGAGTCATTTCCAGATAAATTTTTTATTGTTGCATTACCTGCAACAAATTCTCCAGTATTTAAATTCCAGTAGTTTCTTCCTGTCTGATCTGCTAACAATCCAGCTACGATCGTGTCTGCGATCATTCCTGCTGCTGTGATCGCTGTCGTCCAGTCCCAGTCTTTTCCGTCTGCTGTTCGTCTTTTGCTTATCATCAGCCCTTGTGTGCCAATTGCAAGTGCTCCATACGTTTCACTGCTTTCGTCTAGGTTTTCAAACAGGATGGCCATGACATCCTGTTTTTTCGCAACATTGTACTGTGCTCTCAGGCTTGTCATTGCTCCGTTTATAAATCCTCTGATTTTTTCTGCAACGAGTGATCCATCTGACCGAATTGCTTCATCGATCTTGTTGATGCTTGCCGCAATATCGTCAAAGTAATTTGATTGTTTTTCAAAATCTCCCAAAACTACGTATGTTACTTTTTTCTTGATGCAGTCGTACTTCATTTCTACAACTCTTGCATCTGTATTAATATCCAGTTTGCAATGTCGGCAGGGGATCGTGTCTCCAAGCGACACTTCTTCAAGCATTGCGTAGTCTTTGTACAAATCTGTGTTTTGCAAAAGGATCATATCGGCATCAATTGTTATTGTTGGCTCATCGAGTCCCATGTCAAACTGATCGTTGCATTCTTTTGTTAATGCAGCGTCAAGTTCTTCCTGTGTCTCGCACACTGTCCATCCTTCTTTGATCGCTTCATCCCTTGCTTCCTGTTCTTCTTCTTCTCCTTTTGCTTTAAGATCTTCAATCTCCTTTTTGATCTCATTTCTTTCTGTCAAGATCTCATCCAGCTGTTTCTCGTAATCAGCCTCTTTTACCTTATTCAATTGATGCTTTCTTCTTAACGTTCTTTCTTTGACGCCGTTTGCAACAAGCTTCACTTGCAGCTCCCCAAGCTGTTTTAAGTTTTCCTCCTCTTTTGTCGTATCTTTCATCCGCACATTATCAAATGTTATTGTCGCACTTTTTACTGTTGGATAGTTATTTATTAGTGGCGAATCTACGTAACCATGATTAGACATCGTTACTCCATCGTATCCCTTTGGGTAAATTCTAGTTACAACATTTCTGGTATCGATCTCTTCTGTCAGTCCATCCGCTTTTATGTTTTTCCCATACCTCAATTCTACGCCATAATCGCCGCCAACTCTTTTATTGATAATCACCGTATGATTATTAAACAAGATCTCGCCGCCCCATCGATTTATAAACGAGTTTTCATCGTCGCCGTTGATAGCTTCGATTAAATTCATATATTCATAGTGCGCAACTGATACCCAGGGGATATCAGAGCTTGCAGAGTACTTATTGTTTGCTGCTGTCATGATATCCAAAGCTTCTTGACCGTTTTTCATCGTTGGTCTTACATCTACCAGGAAGCAATCATCTTTTGCATCCATAAAGATCGGTTCAAGTGATGCCGTTATCTGCGAGTCTGATTTTTCTTTTTTTCGGATTCTAAACAACTGATCTCCGTTAAAGCTTGGCATTTTTACGACTGCCTCATCTTCAATGTATTTCCAGCGACCGCCTGCATCGATCGGATGCGACAGTTCTGCCGTCCACGTCCCATTCAAAACAGTGTGTACAATTGCTTTAGACGGCATCAATGTCATGTCTCCGTTTTTATCAAAATTCGTATTGTCCGGCTTATAAATTTGTATCATAAGCACCTCCAGTTTGGTATAACCTTCAAGCCAAATCCTTCTGTTATCTCTATTGTGTTATCCCCTTCTTTTAAGTACAGTTCCTGGTAATCTCCTGTGACGGATGTATTCATCATTCTGCCGTCTTGTCTATACGCAAGCATCAGATCGGTGTCAATTGTTACGTTTTGGCCAACCTCAGCTACAAATTCATTTCCATTCACTGTTAATGTACATCTGCCGTTGCCCGTAATCAGATACGTTGGATGCGAAACTGAATAAGGATTGTATAGCACTTCTTGTTTTTCGTACTCATAAGTTCCAGAAGCAAGATACTGATGTCCTTCACAAATAAATTCAGTTTCAAACTCTCCTACCTGTTTTACCTCTCGTTCTGAGCTGCCTATTGTTGTATGCTTCACTTTGTAATAATAGCCTGGCATGTCCTCAAGAATTAACTTGTTGTCCGTTTTATCAAGCAGCCATTTTCTCGCCTTGCGGAAAAGATCTTGCCATTTTGCTGGATCAGCTGCAAATACGAATGTGATCTTGATCGTAATGTCGTCAACAAATTCTTCTTCCGAGTACAGTGCCCCGTCTCTTCCTGGTATGTCTATCGTCTCATAACGATACTCTGGCGCCGGGATCGCTGGCCTTTCTTTTACCAGCACCCCGGCTTCTGTGTTTGTTTTTTTGTTTCTCTTTATCAAATACATGATGTTTTAGCTCCTATCTTTGTCAGAGTCTGACAAAATCAACGCCCTCTGAATCGTTTGCTTGTGATCCTGTTGTTATTAATTCCTTTTTCTGCCGTTTTGACGATGTATGCGTCAAATTCATGATTGCCAACTTGTACAGTTACTGCATTGTTCAGATTCACACTCGCTCCTGCTGGCTGTAATCCGTTCAGGTTTGTTGTGATACCTGTGTTCATTTGATCCGCAACGCTTTGCATTGCATCTTTTACCTTGTACACGTTCTTGTCAATTCCTTTTGCAAGTCCGTCCATAAAGTCCGGCATCCATGTCTCATAATCCCTTAATGGTCCTTCGTCTGGCCGTGAGAAATGTAGGAAACTTCTGATCTTTCCGGCTAATCCTTTGACTCCTTCTACAATCTTATTGATCCCTGAAAAGATTCCGTTTTTTAATCCATTGATGAAATCAGATCCCCAATGATAAGCAGATCTTGCAAGGCCAAGTATAAATCCTTTAATTGTATTAAACGGACCTTTCACGATTCCGGCCAAGGTTGATACAACTGTTTTGATTCCTGATTTCATTTTTGTAAATGCTCCAACTGCTACGCTTTTAATCGTGCTTGTTACAGTCGTGATCACACTCCTTATTCCATTAAATACTGTGGTGATCACTGTTTTAATTGCATTGACTACTGTTGTGATCGCTGTCTTGATTCCATTCCATACCGTGGTGACTACTGTCTTGACTGCATTGAATACAGTAGTTACTACTGTCTTGATCGCATTGAACACCGTTGTGATTACTGTCTTGATCGCATTAACTGCCGTTGTGATCGCTGTCTTGATTCCATTCCATACCGTGGATACAAACGTTTTCACTGCACCGAACACCGTCATAATTACACTGCCTATTGCATTTACTGCACTTGATACAGCGCTTTTTACAGCATTCCATATATTACCAAGAAATGCCGTAATCGTACTCCAGTTTCGTATAATTGCTATTACTGCTGTAATTGCTGCAATTACTCCAGCTACGATCGGCAAGAACGGTACAAGCGCCGTGGCCGAAAACGTTGTAAAGATCGTCATGATCGCAGCTATCGCTGGCGCTAATGTCGTAAACAGTGCAATCAATCCTGTAATTGCTATAATGACCGTTTGTATCGGTCCCGGTAATGATCCGAATGCCTGTGCTATTGTTGATATAACATTAACAATAGGTTGTAGAGCTGTAACAATCTGTGTTCCAATCGGAATCAGGCTGTCCTGTAGCTTTCTGAGTGCTCCTTCCCATTTTTCTCCTGGTGTTTGCTTACTCATCTCCTTCGCTTTGCCCGTTACGTTGTCAAAGTCATTTCCAACTCCAAACAGCGCAACTGATGCGTCGATACCTAAGTCTTCAAACTGTGTGGATAGTGTAGATAAGGCTTCTTGTTGTTCTTTTGGTGACATCTTTTTCAGGTCGTTCCCGACGCTTGCAGCAACGTCCTTGACCGTT